CGCCGCAGGCGCGCGAGGCGCAGACACGGACCTGCGCGACTGGCTGCCGGAGGAATTCCGCGCCGATCCGGTGTTCAAGGACATCAAGGACCCCGGCGCGCTGGCCAAGAGCTACGCCAACGCGGCGCGCATGATCGGGCTGGACAAGGGCCAGGTGCTGCGCCTGCCGGCCGACGAGGCCGCGCCGGAATGGGCGGAGATCTATGGCCGCCTCGGCCGGCCCGAGAAGCCGGAGGGCTACCAGTTCGGCGCGCTGCCGGAGGGGCTGCTGCCGGAGGTGGAGCCGGCGGCGCGCGAGGCCTTCCACAAGCTGGGCCTGTCCGCCCGCCAGGCGGCGGGCGTGATGGAGCTGTACGGCGGCCAGGTGACGGCGGCGCAGGAGGCGCGGGCGACCCGCGCGGCCGAGATCGAGGCCGCCGTGGTGCGCGACCTGAAGGCCGAATACGGCGATGCGTTCGACGACCGCATCCATGCCGCCAACCGCGCCATCGCCGAGCTGGGCGGCAAGGAGCTGGGCGAGCTGCTGGCCACCACGGTGATGCCGGACGGCACGCTGCTGGGCAACCACCCGCTGCTGGTGAAGGCCTGGGCCGAGATCGGCAAGCGCATCGCCGAGCCGGCCGATTTGCGCGGCGGCACCGGCACCGGCAACGGCAACCGCACCCTGACGCCGGCCGAGGCGCAGGAGGAAATCGCCCGCCTGCGCGCCGACAAGGAGTTCTATCGCGAGTTCTCCAACCTCGCCCACCCGAACCGGCCGCAGCACCTGGAAAAGTGGAACCGGCTGCACGCCATGGCCTATCCCAGCGCGGCATAACACCCTTGCATCGAAACCGGCCGGTGTGGCATCACTGTCGCACCAGCCGGGAGCCGGGGAACGCGCAAGCGTCCGGCCGGCCCGGCCAGAGACGGCCCCGCTGAAATGGGGGCAAGGCGCGGGTCCGGCTGACCTGCGGCGGTGACGGGCCGAAATCGGTGGGGAGCGGCAGCCTGCGGGCCCGTCCACCTGACCGCCCCCACCGGCCAGCACGAAATTGCCGGGGAGCTTAGCCGATTGTGCAAACGCGCGATCGGGAGTTTCCCCGCATGTCGTTCGAGATCACCACCGGCTTCGTCCAGCAGTATTCCAGCAACATGCTGATGCTGGCCCAGCAGCGCATGAGCCGCTTCGAGCGTGCCGTGACCATCGTGCCCATCACCGGCAAGCGCGGCAGCGTGGACCAGGTGGGCCAGAGCGAGACCGTGACCAAGACGGAGCGGCACGGCCGCACCCCCTACACCCCGCTGCCGCACCGCCGCCGCTGGATTTCGCTGGACACCGAGCAGTGGGCCGATCTGATCGACGATCCCGACAAGGTGCGCATGCTGGTGGACCCCACCAGCACCTATGCCATGGCCGGCATTGCCGCCATGAACCGCGCCAAGGACCGCAAGATCGTCAACGCCTTCTTTGCCACCGCCACCACCGGCGAGGACGGCACCAGCACCGTGGCCTTCCCGGCCGCCAACCAGGTGGCGGTGAACAGCTGGGCCTACGGCTCCGGCAGCGGCAACGCGGGCCTGACCATCTCCAAGCTGATCGAGGCGCGCGCGCTGCTGTTCGGCTACGAGGCGGTGGACGAGATGGACGACCAGAACCTGGCTGATGCCTCCATCGCGGTCACCAAGAAGCAGTGGGGCGAGCTGCTGAGCACCACGGAGGCCACCAGCCGCGATTTCGCCGGCGAGCTGCAGGCGCTGAAGGAAGGCAAGCTCAAGCGCTTCATGGGCTTCGAGTTCATCCGCTACGAGGGCCTGCCGCTGAACGGCTCCAACCAGTTCCGCCTGCCCGTGTGGCAGAAGCAGGGCATGGCGCTGGGCAAGGGCGGCACGCCCAAGGGCCGCATCACGGAGCGCGAGGATCTTTCCTACACCACGCAGGTGTTCTGGGAAGACAACTTCGGCGCCGCCCGGCTGGAGGAAAACCGCGTGGTGGAAATCATCTGCGCCTGATCGGCGCCTGACCCCGGGGAGCCCGCCGCCGGCGGGTTCCCCGCTTCCCTTTCCGCCGGTGCCGCCCATCCGCGCCAGGCCAGACACAGGAGCTCCCCATGTCCCTTGTGGACCGGAAGTCGACCAGCCTCACGAACCGCGATGCCTCGCCGCGCATGAACAATCCCGCCCACCTGCAGGGCGGCACCCGCATGCAGGCGCGCGGCACGTTCGAGATCGCCAACCCCCAGAACATCGGCAGTGTGTTCCGCTTCTGCCAGGTGCCGACCAACGCCACCATCAACTCGATCCGGCTGTTCTGCGATGCGATCACCTCGGCCGCGGCCGATGTGGGCCTGTATCGCTCCACCGAGAACGGCGGCGCGGTGGTGGATGTCGATGCCTATGCCAGCGCTCAGACGATCGCCACCGCCAACGTGGTGGGCATCGAAGTGGCGTTCGAGGCGCGCAACATCGACAAGATCGAGAACCTGGTGTGGCAGGATGCCGGCCTGACCGCCGACCCCGGCGGCGTGCTGGACATCGCCGCCACGCTGACCGCGGCCGCCGCCGCGGCCGGCACGCTGTCGTTCCTGGTGGACTACACGGTGCCCTGACGCCACGGGGGAATGTTCCTCCTTCCCCCGTGTCTGCCGCCCGCGCGATGGCCTTGGGACGCGCGGGCGGCGCTTCCTTCAGAGGTGGCGAGCACGCCGGCAGGGGCGCAGCCCCGCAAGGCGCCCGCCGGAGGCAACACTGAATGCCCAGCCTGACGGAAATTGCCAATCTGGCCCTGTCCCTGGTGGGCGACGAGCGCATCGTCAGCCTGGACACCGACACCAGCAAGGAGGCCAGGCTGTGCGCGGAGTTCCTGCCGCAGGTGCGCGACGAGGCGCTGGCGCTGCATCCGTGGAATTTCGCCAAGCGCCGCGCCAGCCTGCCCGCCAGCCCCACCGCGCCGGCCTTCGAATGGACCGCGCAGTTCCAGGTGCCGGCCGACTGCCTGCGCATCCTGGCCGTGGCCAGCGCCGACCCGCACGAGCCCTGGGAACGCGAGGGCAACCTGATCCTGTGCAACATGGCCGCGCCCTTGCAGGTGCAGTACATCCAGCGCCATGCGGATACCGGCCACTGGGCGCCGCTGTTCGCGCGCCTGGTGGCCGCGATGCTGGCGGAGCGGCTGTGCATCCCGCTGTCCGCCAGCGCGCAGCAGCGCGCGCAGATCGCCGCCGAGCTGGTGGAGGCGCGCCGCCTGGCCCGCCAGACCGATGCCGCCGAAGGCACGCCCAAGCCCCAGTATGCGCCGGCTGACATTCTCGTGAACGCGCGGTTCTGATGGCACGCCGGCAGCCAAGCGCGAGGCGCAAATAATGGCGGTGACGATCATCCAGCCGAGCTTCGCCGCCGGCATTCTCAGCCGGCGCATGCGCGGGCGCATCGACCTGCAGCAATATGCCGCGGGCGCGGAGGACCTGACCAACATGGTGGTGCTGCCGCAGGGCGGCGCCACAAAGCGTTCCGGCACCTACCACGTCACCACCGCCAAGGCCGGCCGGGTGCGGCTGGTGCCCTTCGTGGTCTCGTCCGTGGTGGCCTATGTGCTGGAGTTCGGCGACCTCTATTTCCGCGTCTATCGCAACCGCGGCCAGGTGCAGGCCAGCGGCGTGCCGCAGGAGGTGGCCACCCCGTACGGGCTGGCGCATTTGCGGGAGCTGAAGTTCGCGCAATCGGCCGATGTCGCCTACGTGTTCCACGGCAGCTACCAGACCCGCAAGATCACCCGCAGCGCCGCGGGCGTGTTCAGCATCGCCCCGGTGGCGTTCGAGAACGGCCCCTTCGGGCCGGAGAACACCGGCGACGTGGGCGCCGCCGCCCCCAGCGCCACCAGTTCCGGCACCGAGACCGGCACGGCGGCGGAGGAGGCCACCGGCAGCGGCGTGGGCGACGGCCGCGATCCCGGCTTCGGCGGTGAAGGCGCCTCATGACCGACACCAGCATCACCTTGGCGCCCAGCGTGGCGCATGGCTCCGGCGCCGCCACCGTCACGGCCAGCGCCGCGCTGTTCACCGCCAGCGACGTGGGCCGGCTGATCGGCATTTTGCACCGCTGCGACACGGTGCGCGCCGCCGCCACCGCCTACAGCGCCGGGCGCATCTTCATCTCGGAATACAACCAGGTGCCGCGCCTGTATCGCGTGACCCGCGCCGGCACCACTGCCACCGCCAGCCTGGCCGGCACCACGCCGGATTACGACCTGGCCGCGCCGAACGAGATCAACCCCACCGTGCTGGACGGCTCGGCCGTGCTGAAATACCTCGGCCCCGGCCGGCATGTATGGGGGTGGTGCACCATCACCGGCTTCACCAGCAGCACGGTGGTGAACGTGTCGATCCACCCGCGCGGGCCGTTCGCGGCCACCTATGGCAGCCTGCGCTGGCGCATGGGGGAGTGGAACGACGCGCGCGGCTGGCCGATCGCCGGCACCTTCTACAAGAACCGGCTGTGGATGTTCGGCAGCGCGGCCCGCCCGCAAACCGCATGGGCCAGCGAGGCCGGCGACTTCGAGAGCTTCGCCCCCACCGAGCCGGACGGCACCGTGCTGGACACCAACGCCATCAGCTACGCGCTGGACGACGACCAGGTGAACACCGCGCGCTGGCTGCTGCCCTCGCCGCGCGGGCTGGCGGCCGGCACCGCCAGCGGCGAATTCCTGATCACGCCGCTGAACAGGAACGGCGCGCTGGCCCCGGGCAACATCAGCGCCGACCGGCAAGGCGACCGCGGCAGCGATGCCGGCTGCATGCCGCAGCGCGTTTCCGGCCTGATCCTGTTCCCGCAGCGCGGCGGGCGGAAGCTGCGCCAGCTGGAATACGATTTCGGCATCGACCGCTTCACCACGCAGGACCTGTCGGCCCTGGCCGACCACATCACCGGCGGCGGCTTCATCGAGACGGCCTATGCCGACCTGCCGTACGGCACGTTCTACGGCCTGCGGCCCGACGGCAAGATCGCCGCGCTGACCTTCGATGCCGACCAGAAGATGCGCGCCTGGACTGTGCTGGAGATTGCCGGCGGGCTGGTGGAAAGCATCGCGGCCGTGCCCGATCCGGCCGGCACCAGCAGCGACCTGTACGTGTCGGTGGCGCGCACCTTCGGCGGCACCACCACCCGCACGGTGGAATGGATGCGCGACCCGTTCGACGGCGAGGCCCAGCCCGCGGCCGATGCCTTCATGGTGGATGCCGGCCTGACGCTCGACAGCGCCGTGACCGTCAACACCGTGGCCGGGCTGGACCACCTGGAAGGGCAGACGGTGGCAATCGTGGCCGATGGCAGCGTGCGCGACAGCCAGGTGGTGACGGCCGGCAGCGTGCCGATCACCGGCACGGCGGCGCGCAAGGTGCATGTGGGCCTGGCCTACCGCGCCCGCGTGCTGACGCTGGAGCCGGAGGTGCCGGTGCAGGGCGCGGCCACCAGCCAGGGCAGCAAGAAGCGCGTGGTGGGCGCCACGCTGCGTCTGCTGCACAGCGGCGGCGGCAGCGTGGCCGGGCCTGGCATGCCGCATGAAAGCCTCGCCTACCGGCTGCAGGTGCATGCCATGGGGCAGGCGGTGCCGCTGTTCAGCGGCGACTACGACGTGACGCCGCGCAGCCGCTGGGGCAGCGGCCAGCTGCAGATCCTGCACGACGAGCCGCTGCCCTTCACGATCCTGGCCGTAATTCAGGAGGTGGAGGCGCAATGATCGTGCGCCCCTTCGAGCCCCTGGACCTGGAGCGCATGCGCACCCGCGCGCCGATCGCCGCCCCGATGCGCCAGGCCGCCGCCAGCCTGCCGGACGCCGGCCCGTGCTGGACCGCGCTGCACGACGGCCAGGTGCTGGCCTGTGCCGGGCTGGTGATCCACTGGCCCGGCCGCGCCGGCACCTGGTGCCTGATCGGCGCCGACCTGCCCGCGCGCGCCTGGCCATGGCTGACCGCGCGCGTGCGCCGCCAACTGGCCGAAGCCCAGCGCGAGCTGCGGCTGCACCGCATCGAGGCCGAGGCGCTGACCGGCTGGGAACCGGGTGCGCGCTGGCTGGCGCTGCTGGGCTTCCGGCCGGAGGGGCCCATGCCGGGCTACGGCCACGACGGCGCCGACTACGACCGCTGGGCCAAGGTGAACCAGCGCATGGGAGCACAGGCCGGTGGCTGAAACCCTGATCCTTGCCGCGCCCTACCTGGCCGCGGCCAGCGCCGGCATCAGCACCATCAGCGCCGTGATGGGCGGCCAGCAGCAGGCCGCCGCGCTGGAGCAGCAGGCGGAAGCCGATCGCCGCAACGCCCAGCAGACGCGCATCAACGCCGCGGTGCAGCTGAACCAGGCCGAAGCCGAAGCCGCGCGCACGGAGGCCGGCACGCGCCGCCGGGTGGCCAGCGCGTTCAACCTGGCCGGCAGCAGCGGCGGCGATCCGACCTACGGCAGCCCGCTGGACCTGATGGGCGACATGGCGGCCGAGGGCGCGCTGGATGCCGCCATCCAGCGCTGGAAGGGCCGCAGCGCGGCGCAGGGTGCGCTGGCCCAGGCCGGCGGGCTGGAGGCCCAGGCCGGCTTCAACGACAGCGCCGCCGATGCCGCCGGCACTGCCGGGCTGATCCGCGGCGGCACCACGCTGCTGGGCGGGCTGGCGCAATACGGCACCACCCAGCTGCGGATGCGGGCGCCCGGCGGCGTGGGCGCCGGCTGGGGGATGGCATGACGCCGGCAGCGCGCGCGCGAGGCGCAAGCACATGAGCTACACCAGCCGCGAAGGCTACAACGCCCCCGTGGCCCCGCTGACCGCCCGCGGGCCGGATCCGCGCGCGGCCAGCCTGGTGTCCGACACGCTGGCGCAGAACCTGGCCCAGGTGTCCGGCCAGTTCATGAACCTCTGGGCCGCGGCCGACCAGGCGCGCGCGGTGAACGATGCCGCCGGCCGCGTGGCCGCGCTGTCCATGGACATCGCCGACATGCAGCGCGGCTTCGATGCCGACCCCGACCCGGCCAGCGTGCCGCAGCGGTTTCGCGAGAAAGCCGCCGAGTTCCGCGCCGCCGCGATCGAGGGGCTGAACCCCGCCGTGGCCGGGCTGGTGGCGCGCTCGCTGGACACGCAGCTGATCCCCACCGCCTACCGCCAGGTGAGCAGCGCGGCCAGCCAGCGCCACATCGGCAATCTGCGCGGCCAGTTCGCCGACACGCTGGGCACCCAGGCGCAGCAGATTGCCGCCGCCCGCGACGAGCCGCAGCTGCTGCAGCACGTGCAGGCGATCAAGGCCGGCATCGCCGGCAACGTCGCCGCCGGGCTCTACACCCAGGCCGATGCCACGCCGCTGTTCAGCCGCGCCATCGCCCAGGCCGTGACGCTGCGCGCCGCCCAAGACCCGCAGGGCGCGCAGGCGCTGCTGGAGCGCTACAAGGGCGAGATGGACGCCGGCACGGTGGCGCAGCTGACCACCAGCCTGCGCGCGCCGGTGGAACGGCGCGAGGACGAAAACGACGTGCAGCAGCGCCTGACGCTGCACGAGGCCACCCGCACCCGCGCGCAGGCCGTGGTGGATGGGCTGGTGGCGCGCAACATCCCTTTGCACGTGGCCCAGGGCCTCGCCGCCAACGCCATCCAAGAAAGCGGCGCCAACCCCGCCACTCGCCCCGGCGACGGCGGCGCCAGCGACGGGCTGTTCCAGTGGCGCGACAGCCGCCGCGCCGCCTTCAAGGCGCAATATGGCATCGACCCCAGCCAGGGCACGCTAGACCAGCAGCTGGACTTCACCGTGGCCGAGCTGCGCGGCAGCGAAAAGCGCGCTGGCGATGCCCTGCTGGCCACCCGCACCGCCGAAGAGGCCGCCCGCGTCGGCAGCACCAGCTATCTGCGCCCGCGGGACACGGCGGTGGAGGAACGCCGCCGCGCCGGCTACGCCACCCTGCTGGCCGGCGGCAGCGGGCGCCAGGCGGTGCTGGATGGCGTGCGCCAGGACAGCGCCGCCTTGCCCCTGTCCCGCCAGCTGCACCGGGAAGCCCTGGTCAACCAGTGGTTCAACGCCCAGGAGGCGCACCAGGGCCAGGCCCGCGCCGTGCTGCACCGCCAGCTGGCCGACCTCTCGGCCAGTTACGGCCAGGGCAACACCGGCGCCACCATCCCGGAAGACCAGATCCGCGCGCTGCTGCCGCCCGATGCCGCCCAGCGCGCGATCGACACGCTGACGCTGGAACGCAGCGCCGGCGATGCCTACCGCGCCGTGCAGTTTGCCAGCCCGGCCGACGAGGTGGCGTTGCGCGCGCAGCTCGCCGGCGACGCCGCCGACCCGCGCCTGGCCGGGGAGCGCCAGCAGGTGCTGGCCCGGTTTGACCAGGCGGTGGCCGCCAAGCGCCGCGCGCTGGCCGAGGATCCCGCCCAGGTGGCGCTGCAATCGCCCGAGGTGCAGGCGCTGATCCAGCGCGACGCGCCCATGCCGGAAATCGCCACGGCCAGCCTGGCCGCCCAAACGCGCATGGGTGTGCCGGCATGGCGCCAGCGCATCCTGAACGACGGCCAAGTGCAGCAACTCGCCGCCACCTTGCGCACCACCGGGCCCGAGAAGCAGGACATGGCCGGCACGCTGGCCGCGCTCGCCGAGCGCTTCGGCCCCGAGCTGTGGAACCGCGCCTATGGCGAGCTGGTGCAGCACGGCAAGATCGGCTGGGAATGGCAGGCGATCGCCGCCATGACCGCCCCGGCCCAGGCCGAGGGCCGCGCCCTGTTGCAGCGCGCCCTGGTGTTCCAGGCCGAGAAGGGCGGGCCGGAAGCCATGAAGAGGCTGGTGCCGCCCGACGTGCTGAAGGGGTTCGACGGCGAGGTGGACGGCGCGCTGCAGCCGCTGCGCGAGGCCACCCGCTACCACCCCGGCGGCGACGGCCTGTTCGCCACCATGCGCCAGGCCGTGAACACGCTGGCGCTGTATCACGCCTGGCGCGGCATGAAGGCGCCGGACGCCGCCGAGCGCGCCTATCAGGACGTGATCGCCGCGCGCTGGGACACCGCCGGCGACGACGGCACCGGCTGGTTCGGCCGCACGCCCACCATGCTGGTGCCGAAGGGCCGCGCCGGCGAGATCGAGACGGCGCTGGACCGCGTGCGCAGCGGCCTGCAACTGACCGACGTTGCCGCCCTGCCGGACCCTACCCGCCCCGCCGCCACGCCCAACGAACGCCGCCCGGCCACGCTGGACGCAGCGCGCCGCGGGTTCTGGATCAACAACGCCGATGCCTCCGGCGCCGTGCTGGTGGCCCGCACGCCCGGCGGCAGCATCGTGAACCTGACCCGGCCCGGCGGCGCGCCGATCGAAGTGCTGTTCAACCGCCTGCCCCCGCGCGACGATCCTGCGGCCACCGCAGAGGAACAGCCCGATCCCGCCGGCGCCCGCAGCCCGCGGCTGAGGCAGGACCGATGAGCGGCACCGGCCTCTGGCTGGGCAGCCCCGCCGCCGCGCAGGCGGTGCAGGCGCGCGGGCTGGAGGCGGTGGAGGCCAGCACCGGCGAGGTGCTGGCCGCCACCGCCGGCAGCGCATGGGCCGGCAGCATCGGCCCGCGCCTGTGGGACTGGTTCAGCCGCGGCACCGCCGAGCCCGGCCGCACGCTGGCGGCAGAAGAAGCCAACGCCACCTACGGCATCCCCGGCGTGCTCAGCTTCGACCGCCCGGTGACGGAGGGCGTGGCCAGCGCGCTGCGTGAGGCGCGCGAGGCGGAGCAGCGGCGCCAGGCGATCATCGCCCGCCGGCCCGACACGCTGGCCACCTCCGGCGCCGCGCGCCTGGCGCTTACCTTCGGCACCGCCATCCTGGACCCGGTGAACCTCGGCGCCGCGCTGATCCCCTTCGTGCGCGAGGCGCGGTTGATGCAGCTGATGGGCACCACCAGCATCACCGCGGGCCGCGCCGCCGCCGGCGCCGTCAGCGGTGCGGCCGGCATGGCCATCCTGGAGCCGGCCGAATATGCCCTCAGCCGCGCCGAGTTCAACGACCGCAGCATGACCGACACGCTGGGCGCCATCGCCTTCGGCGGCGTGCTGGGCGGCGGGCTGCACACGCTGGGCGGCGCCGCGGCCGATGCCATACGGGGCCGCCGCACGCCGATCGAGGCCGCCATGGGCAACATGCCGGCGCCGATCCGCGAGGGCATGCTGCGCGGCGCCGTCGCCGCCGTGGCCGAGGGCCGGCCGGTGGACGTGGCGCCGCTGGTGAACCTGCCTCGCGCCACCAGCTACCGCGAGGTGGCGCGCGAGGCGCAGGCCGGCGCCTATGCCGCTTTCACCCCCGGCGGCCTGCGCGTGGAAGCGCGGCCGGAAGTGGTGGACCTGTCCGCCCTGATCCCCAGCCACATGGCCGACGGCACCGTGAACCCCGCCTACCCGCACGCGGAGGGGCTGCAGCCGCGCGACCGTTCCACCGCAGGAAGCCAGGACCAGATCGGTGCCATTGCCGCGAACCTTCAGCCGGAACGTCTGGCCCCAAGCCCGGAAGCCGGTGCTGGCGCGCCCATCGTGGACCCGCGCGGGGTGGTGGAAAGCGGCAACGGCCGCATCGCGGCGCTGCAGCGCGTGTATGACACCGCCGAGCTCGGCCACCGTGCCCAGGCCTATCGCGCGTTCCTGGAGGCGCAGGGCTACGACCTGACCGGCATCGAACGCCCTGTGCTGGTGGGCCGGCGCGTGTCCGACTTCACGCCCGAGCAAGCTGCCGCCTTTGCCAAGGGCGCCAACGAGCGGCCGAACCTGGCCATGGGCGCCGCCGAGCAGGCCCGTGCCGATGCCGACCGCGCCGGCCGCGCCATCGACCAGCTGATGCCCGGCCAGCTCACCAGCAGCCAGAACCGGGACTTCACGCGCAGCTTCCTGGCCATGCTGCCGGCCGAGGAGCGCGGCAGCCTGGTGCTGGCCGATGGCCGCCTGTCCGCCGCGGGCGAGCAGCGCCTGCGCCAGGCGATCCTGGCCCACAGCTACGGCGATGCGCTCGGCCCGCTGCTGGACAAGCTGCTGAATGGCGAGGCCGACAACCTGAAGGGCATCGCCGGCGCCCTGGCCGACACCGCCGGCCCCTGGGGCCGCATGCGCGCCGCCGCCGCGCGCGGCGAAATCCCGCCGGACCTGGACATCACCGCCGCGCTGGGCGAGGCGGTGCAGCTGGTGGAGCGCGCGCGCCGCGAGGGCAAGAGCGTGGCCGAGCTGCTGGCCCAGGCCGATGCCTTCGCCGCCCCGCCTGGCCCGGCCACCATGGCGCTGCTGCGCCTGATGCACCGCGACGAGGCGATGAACCGCGCGCTGGGCCGCGAGCCGCTGGCCGAGCTGCTGGGCCGCTACGGCGACCAGGCGCTGCAGGTGCAGCCCGGCCCGGACCTGTTCGGCACCCCGCCCGCCGGCGCCGCCGACCTGCTGCGCGCCGCCATGCGCCATATCGACCCCGAGGCCGCCACCGCCCGCGTGCTGGACGACCTCGCCGCCGCCCCGCGCGCCGCGCCGGAGGACGTGCAGGCCAGCCGCGAGGTGGCGCGCATGCTGGAGGCGGCACCCGCCCGCGCCGGCAGCGAAGCGCGAGGCGCCGCTGCCATCGACCCCGAGCTGGCGGCGCTCACCGCCGACGCCGACCGCATCGCCCAGCAGCTGGAGGCGCTGCCGCTGGCGCCGGACGAGCAGGCCACGCTGGCCCGCCTGCGCGACAACGTGGCCCTGGCCGACAGCGAAGCCCGCGCCACCGAACAGGCGGCGCTGTGTCTGGTGGGTGTGCGATGAGCGGCAGCAATTTCCAGGCCTGTCTTGCCGCCGCCAACACCGCCGCCGGCCGCGAGCTGTCCGAGGCCGAGCAGAACCGCATCTTCACGCGGGCACAAAACCGCACCCGCCACTACCAGGCGCAGGGCATGGACAGCCTGTCCGCCGCGCAGCGGGCCGGCGCCGAGCTGGGCGGCGAGATCCGCATGGCCGCGGCGATCGAGCGCAAGCAGGAGGCGATCAACCTGCTGGCCCGCCGCCGGCTGGACGCGCGCGTGATCGCCGGCCGCGAGTATGACAGCGTGCTGGCCAGCCTCACCGGCGTGCAGCGCGGCACCGATCGCGGCCTGGCCGACAGCGTCGACGCAAACTGGCAAGGCCTGCGGAACCAGCTTCTGGGCGGCCTCCAGCACGACCTGGAAGCTGCCGGCCTGCTGCGCGCCCTGCGCACCCGCGACGAGGCGTTCGAGCGCGACCTGGCCCGCGAGCTGTGGCGCCTGCGCGACCCCGCCCTGCCCGGCACCGGCAACCGCCACGCGGCCGAGGCGGCCAAGATCATGGGCAAATACCAGGAGGCCCTGCGCCAGCAGCTGAACGATGCCGGCGCGTTTATCGGCAAGCAGGACCACTACATCACCCGCCAGAGCCACGATCCCATCCGCATCAAGGGCGACGGCAGCCCAGCCGCCTTCGACGCATGGCGGGATTTCATCCTGCCGCGCCTGGACCCAATCACGTTCCGCGATGCGCCAAACCCCGAGCAGATGCTGCGCAACATCTACAACAACCTGAAAACCGGCGTGCACACCACCAGCACCAGCGACACGCTGGCCGGCTTTTCTGGCCCGGCTAACCTGGCCAAGCGGGTCAGCCAAGAGCGTGTGCTGATCTTCCGGGATGCCGATGCCTGGTTCGACTACAACGCCCAGTTTGGCCGTCGTGCCGTGGCCGACAGCATCATTGCCAGCTTGGAAAAGGGCGCGCGCGACGTGGCCCTGATGCGCCAGTTCGGCACAAACCCGCAGGCCATGCTGGACGGCTGGATCGACCGCCTGCGCACCGCTGCCCGCGACCGCAGCGACGATGCCACAGCTAAGCAGTTGGGCAGCAAGTTCCCCAACCAGGTGCTTGCCGTGCTGGACGGCAGCGCCGCCATCCCCGGCAGCGCCACGCTGGCCCAGGCCGGCGCCACCGTGCGCGCGCTGCAGCAGCTGGCGAAGCTGGGCGGCGTGGTGCTGTCCTCCCTGCCCGACCTCGCCGTGAACGCGGCGATGTTGAGGCACAACGGCATCCCGCTGTTCCACGCCTATGCCCGCGAGATGACAACGCTGATCCCCAAGGGGCCCGAGACCCAGCAGGTGGCGCGCGCGCTGGGCGTGGGCATCGACACGCTGCTGGGCGACGTCGCCGCCCGGCTGGGCACGGATGAGGCGCTGTCCGGCCGCATCAGCCGCGCCACCAACCTGTTCTACAAGCTGAACGGCCTGGCCTACTGGACCGACGCGATGAAGCGCACCAGCGGCCTGATGCTGGCCAGCAACCTCGCCGACAGCGCCGCCCGTGCCTTCCCCGACCTGCCGCCCCGCCTGCAGGCCACGCTGCGCCGCTATTCGATCGAGGGCGCGGAGTGGGACGCCATCCGCGCCGCCCCGCAGCGCACCGCCGACGGCACCGCCTACCTGCTGCCCGAGGCCGTGGCCGATGCCGACAGCGCCCGCAAGCTCGCCGCCTACTACGCCGACCAGGTGCGCGAGGGCATGACGGAAACCACCGCCGGCGTGCGCGCCATGGCCTCGCTCGGCACCCAGGCCGGCACGCCGGCCGGCGAGCTGGTGCGCCTGCTGATGCAGTTCAAGACCTTCACCATCACCTACATGACCCGCAGCCTCGGCCGCGAGTTCCGGCGCGACGGCATCGACGCGGGC